GAACAGCGCAACTACCGCCTCCTCTGGAACCTGGCAGACGCCAGGAACCTGTATCACCACAAACTACTGCGGATGCTCGGATTTAAGGCCATTAGGTCTGTCCCGTCTGGTCCGCAACACCTGCCCTACTTAGAAATAGTGAAACTATGTGCCTAGCCACAACAGCTCTAACGCTACAGGCTATTAGTATTGGTGTTTCTGCTGTTAGTTCTGGATTAAGCCTTATTCAGGCTCAGAACTCTGCAAATATGCAGGCCCGCCAAGCTCAACAGCAAATCGATCTACAGGCCCGACAACGTACAGAACAAGCGCAGCTGGCAAATAAACGTGCCCTTACTCAATACAGCGGCCAAATCCGTGCCCAGCAAGAAAGCACTCGTTCTTACTTCAAACAACTCGACAACGTAAACTCTGCGGCTAATAAAACCTACGTTCAAGAACAAGCGAAACTAGCAGAAGCAAGGACTAAAGCCGCATTCAAGAATCAAGCCATCTTGGCTAAATCAATTGGTGTTCAAGGCAAGATTCTTGCAAGTGGCACAACTGGCCAATCCGTAGGCCTATTGGCTCTCGATGCTGAACGTCAAGCTGGTTTCGCACAAGCTCAGCAGAACGCATCCGTAGATAGTGCTGCTCTGCAGAGTGCGATCTCTCAAGATATTGCATTTGACCAGGCTCGCAGTTCTGCGAACCAAGCGTTTAACCGTACTGACCCATCACCTCAAGCACCAATCCTGGATCCCTATGGGATGGCAGGGCTTGAAATCCCCTCTTATGCGTAAGAAATGGCACGAATTTATCAACCTGAATCGTATGGAGATAACTTTGCCGGTTCTCTTCAAAGCCGTGGGTTTAATCCTGTAGCTGCAATCGATAGAAGCCAGCAAGAAAAGGTAAAGGCAAAACAAGCCGTTGACAATATCAATCGTGAGATTGACATCCTTGGCCGTGACCAGCAATTAGAGCGTACTGTTCTGTCAGCTCAACAAACAGGCGAGCGGGCACAAGCGGCATCTAGAAATGCTGCTATTAAGGGTCTGTTAGCGCTTTCCCAAAGTGCTCTCAAAATGGGCCAGGTTATCAATGAAAGTAACCTCCAGATTGAGCAAGAGAATCAACTGCTTGATTCAATTGGTTTTACTGAGGATGGCTTCGAACCTAAAGAAGAGCCATTTCAAGAAGCAAAAACAATTGATACAGCAATTAACGCTGAATCAACCGCTATCGATCAAACCGCCACTGAGGTAGAAGCTGGTGGCACGTTAGAAGACAAAGATGTAGGCCACCAACTGAGGCAAGGCTCAGCCCATAACATTGCTGCCGGAGTTAAAGGCAATATCTATGAGGCACGCGGTTCTCATAAGGTCTTCATGCAGGAAGCCCTGCGGCAGATCCCTGACGATCAAAAACCCCGGACTCTGCCAGAAGCAAAAGCTTTACTGCGATCACTTAACAGGCAATTCTTTCGTCTGTCAGGCCTGACTGGTGCTAATCGACGGCTACTCCTTAAAGATCTAGCACCCACGATTGCTACCAATACACAGACCATTGAGGCCCAACTGCTCAACGAAGCTATTAAGGCTGACCAAACAGCCAACTTAACCAAACTCAACAGCTCTATTTACAGCGCTGTGGCCTCTGACATGAGTGCAGAAGAGGTTTGGAAGGTTGCTTCTGAAGGCTTTGCTCACGGCAACGTCGGCCACCAAGGCTTCAGTGCCGCTAGTAACGAGCAAGCCATGAAGGCGATCATCGCGTCTGCTGTTAATGACGGCGATGTGGCACTCATTGAGAGCTTGGTCGATACGCCAAAAATGGCTAACCAGCCGAATGGTCCAAAACTTGGTGACGAGTACGCCCACCTACTTGGCCCTGCACTAACGCAGGCACGGGAGAAGCGAAATTCTGCAATTAAGGCTGAAAAAGCTGCTATCGCACAGCAGGCTGAAACAGCCATCCAGAACTACTACGACAACCCCTCTGGAGAAGCTAAGGCCCAGCTCATCGAAACCTTGCAGGCGCTTCCCCAGACAAAAACTGTTCGCAATAGCCTGTCTAATTTGACTCAAAAAGGGTTCAACAATGACCCTACTCTTGAGGCAGAACTAGCTGCAGCTGCGGCTCGTGGTGAGTTCATTCCACAAGACGTTCTCAAAGATCACTTAGATGCAGGTCGGATCCGTCCTGAGGTCTACAACCAGCACGCTCTGACACAAGTTGATATTAAGGCAAATAAAGCAGCAGCTGAATACACCACAGAGTTGAAGCCTTTTATTGAGCAATCAATTCTTAATAGCTCTAAAACGCCATCTCGTGTGGCGGACATGCCTAAAACTACTCGCACTGTTTTTCAGATGCGCGTAAAGATGTTCCAAGACGAGTTGACCAAAGCATTAGCTGCCGAGGCACGAGACAACCCTGATATTCTCAACAACCTCCAAGAGCGCAATGTATTAGCTCAAAAGCTCATGGGTGAGATTGCTAAGCGCCCTGAGTTCACCCTTGAAAACGACGCACAAACTGGAATTAAATTTGCTGCTGATCCTGGTCAGCGTTCAGCCGGTCTAGAGGCAATCACTATTGCTCCAGGTGAACAAGATTTTAGGCGGTACTCATATAACTCAGTCATCAACAACGTACCTCTTTCAGAGATCAACGCAACAGATGATCTGATCTTGAAAGAAACGACCCTTGAGTTAGATGTTAAAAACATACTTGCAGGAGATAAGGTCTCTCCTACTACCCGTAGTTATGCTCGCAAGCTTGGCCTTTCTGAGCGTGCATTCATCAATGCCCAACTCCAACGCTACGGAAAACCACCCCTCAGCCTCCTGGAAAACAACGCCGTCGGAGGATTTGAGCCCAAAAGAGCAACGCCAGGAGCAAATCTTAACGCCACTACAGGATTCAGACATCTGCAATCAATGGGTTTCCCCACACGTGGTGCTGCCTACATCACCTCCGCTATTTCTCACGAATCGTCCTGGAATGGTATGCGTGAATGGGGAGAAGTTGCAGGCGACGGAACTAATCGAAATGGTGGTCTAATTTCTTGGGCTTCCTGGCATAACAATTCTGCACGTCTTGGTGCAATTGAGCGGCACTTTGGTCGCAGCATCTCACAGATCAATGAGACAGATCAGCTTCAATATATGAAGCATGAGATGAAAACTAGATATCCAAAGGCTTACCGAATCTTCTCTAACCCATCTGCATCATCTGCGGACCTGCGATGGGCTGTAAGTACTTACTGGGGCTTTGACCCTAAATATACCGGCAACCGCTGGGTAGACGCAGAAGACCTGATCAAACGTTCCTGACCTCCTCCATGCGTGGAAGAGGTTTTTTACCTATAAAACATGGATCAACTTAATCTCTTCCCTGAGAAGGTAGAGGGTGCTTCTGATGAAGCCTCTAACGCTTTTCTTAGCGAAATTGCAACTAATAACGAAATAGAAGAAGACCAGATCGAAGCCACAGCGCAAGCATCTGAGCCTGAAGACGAGCCTGCGGGCAACGTCGGTACAGAACGAAACCTCGGTCAAATGATTCAGGACTCAGGCATGAATAATGACCTGATCCCTGCTGTAACTGACTTTATCGATCAAACCCTGGGAACTGATCTTTCAGGGTTTTATGAGCAGCGCAAGGCAGACACGGCTGAGCAGCGTGAAGCCATTGCTCAAGGTGCAGAGGAGTTTCGTGCAAACCAACCCGAGGCTGTCAGAGTTGCTTCCGGTGCCCTGCGAGGTGTCGGTGAGAAGGCTTTAGGCCTCGGTGAGGTTATTGGTGATACCTCTAAAACACTTGGTGAAAATGTTGTCAAATTCGCCAGTTTTCAAACAATCAAACCTGACTGGACACGTGGTGGTGAGGATAACCCTTTCGCTGGTAACTATGACTGGGCTACGTGGAACCTAGGTAAAGACGAGTACGGCGCACAGACTGACATTGGTAAAGGTATCCAGGGCATCACTGAGTTCGGCCTGACTATGGCCCTTACTGGTGGTTTCGCTGGTGGCGGTACAACTATCGCCGGCAACATTGTTCGAGGCGGTGCAAGAGGTGTTGCAGCTGATGCCATCTCTGCTGTCTCTGGTGAAGGCAATATGTCAAACATGATCGAGGATTCTTTCCCCGAACTAAAAGACACCTGGCTTACAGCCCTCGCTATTGATAAAGAGGACAACGTTTATACCGCAGCAACCAAGACTGCGCTCGAGGGTTTTGGCCTGGGTGCAGCAATTGAATCCGGTGTTCGGTATGGCTGGCGGCTTGGTAAGTACGGATTCAAGAAAGGTAAGGACCTCATCTTCAAACCTGAGGTGGAATTACCTCCGCCGCCGCGCAGCTTCAACATTGATAAAGTTGGCAAAGCAATTATCGACTCTGGCAACACAGAGCGCTTTGAAAGGTTCTCTCAGATCCAAGATCTGGAAGCTGCAGGCATCCCCACCACATGGGATGACTCTGCGGCTGTTGTGCCTGAATACTTCTTACCCGGTGCTCCAGGCAGACGGCGTGAGATTATGGCTGACTTCTCTATCGAGACAGACGCACGGCTGAGAGAGTTAGAGCAAGAGTTTGCAGCTCGTGTAAGAGGTGGTGAGAAGCCTACTGAGATTTATGACGTTGGAGCAACGCTAGATCCTTTTACCGGTGAAGAGCCTGTTCAAGGTTTCATGGTGTCTATTGACGGTGCTGTTCTTGAGAATCCTCTTGATGCTGATGAAGTCGCTGCCTTCATCCAAAAAAATGCAGAGATGCTGAGACGTGATGATGTCTATCTAGGTAGCTTTATCAGCCCGCAAACAGGTAAAGCAGTTGTTGAACTTTCTCGGCTAGTTGATGATGCTGATGAAGCAGATATGCTCGGCCGCTTGTTTGACCAAGAGGGTATTTTCGATTTAAGCCAAGGTAATAAAGGCTATCTCCCTACTGACGGCTCAGATGCACTACGCCAAACGAAAGGCCAACATCTGCAGTCTGCCTACACAACTCCCCACGAACCCACCATCACGCCTGCGCCCAAAGTTGCAGCTCAACAGATCGAAGCGAAGCTTTCCCCAGCTCCTCCTGCAAACGGTGGAGGCGGTGGCCGCCTGGCAACTAACGCCCAGGTCAAACAGATTGCAGACGCCCGAGGCGAAGGCGCAGGTGAAGCTATTGAATCTCTGATTAAGTCTGTAGACGTTGATGAATCAACCTTGGCAAAGGAGGCCAGGCTTACGGTTTCCAGCCTGCGAGACATCGTTGAAGGTGACCTAGCCAACTTCCTGGACGTCGACGGCAAGCTGATCAAGGACGCATTCAGCACGATCAACTACGGCGACGAGACGATCCTGTCCCGCCGTGGTGCTTTCCAGGTGCGGGCAATGATGGCCAACACCGCCTCGGCGATCTACGACGCCGCCTACAAGGTCTCGAAGACATCTGCTGAGGGCATTCCTGCTGACATGCACGTAGCCACACTGAAGGACAACCTGATGGCTCTGCTGCGGATGCACAAACACACCAGCAACCTGATTGGTACCCGCCTGGGCGACTACAGCATCAACGTCGGTGACATGAACCTGACCATGAAGGGGTTCATGAACGCTGCTGATCCCCAGAAACTCGACGAAACGATTGAGCAGGCCGGCAAGCAACTGGAGGACATGGTCAAGGGCATCGAATCCGGTGACCCCAAAGCTCTCCAGCAGGCCCAGCGGACTGCATCAATGCTGCAGCTGACTGGTGGTGACGTGACCAAGATGGTCGACGTTGCTCAAAACATGGGAACGCTCGGGACTGATGCAGCCCTGAAGCTGATGTACAACTCCATGCTCTCTGCTCCCGCAACGCATGTAGTCAACAACATGTCCAACGCGTTCAACGTGGTCTATCGCCCGTTGACTGCAATGGTCGGTGGCAATGCAAAGGCTAAAAAAGCAGCCATTGCCAGCTACTACAACTTCTTCAAGACCATCCCCGAAGCATTCGAGCTTGCAATGCGGACCGGCAAGACCGGTGTTTCAAACGTGGGTGGCAGCCGCGACCTCATCCAACAGGGTCAAACAACAGCTGCACTGAAAGAACTGTCCCAACGCGCAGCTGAATCCAACAACATCGCTCTCAAAGCAGGATCTGGCTTCGTCCACATGCTGCATGATGTTGCCAACTTCCCCCTCTTCTCCTGGCCTGAACGATTCCTGACGACCTCTGATGAGTTCTTCAAGGTCATGGTCACCCGGATGGAGTTCAACCGGTTCCAGATGGAGAAGGCTATTGATCTGGCAGGCAGCAAAGGTGAATCTGCTGTTGAGGAAACCTTCCAGCGTCTTCTGAAGTCTGAATACTCGAGGAACTTCACTAAATCCGGTGGCCTGCTCAATGACGAGCTACTCAAAGGCGCCAAGGAAGTCACCTTCCAGACGGATCTAGAGGGTGCTGCAGGTAAGTTCGCCAGCTTCCTCAACGATGTTCCGGCCCTGCGTGTCTTCTTCCCCTTCGTTAAGACCGGCCACAACGTCCTTGTCTATACCGGTACACACATTCCGGTGCTGAACCTGGCTCTAAAAGAGAGCCGTGAGGTCCTGATGAAGGACACCTTTGAAGGTGCAGTCATGCGTGGACGCCTGGCGTTCGGATCCATGACGATCATGGGTGCAGGACTATTGGCCACCCAGGGCTTGATCACGGGCAATGGCCCTGCCGGTGGAGCACGGCGTAAAGAGTGGCTTAAAACCCACCAGCCCCGCTCACTGCGTGTGGGTGATCGCTGGGTCTCCTATGACCGGATCGAACCTTTTGGTCAAATCTTCGCTGCAGTGGCGGACGTCCACTACGCATTTACTACTGGTGATCTAGAGGAAGACAAGGCCAAGTACCTGGCTGGCTACCTGAGCCATGCCCTGGCTGTGAACCTGACAGATAAGTCGATGCTGCAGGGCCTAGAGCCCATGTCAGCACTGCTGAATGCTCGTCAGTTCAGCCCCGACACCTTCCTGGCCTTTGGTGCCAATACCGCTAACAGCTTTATCCCCCTCAGCGGTGCCCGTCGCGCCCTGACTAACTCCATGCACCCCTATATGCAGGAGTTCAATAACCAATACGAGCGTGCTCTGTACAGCGCATCGCTTGGTGTGATGGGTGAGCGTGCTCCCACGATCGACTATCTGACTGGTGAAAAGATCACTGCAGGTAACGGTGGTTTCGGTAACGCAAACCTCCCATTCAAGGTTGTGAAGCGTGGTGAGGATCCTGTCAAGGATGCACTCGAGGATATTGAGTTCGATACTTCTGTTGTGTCTGATGAATTGGGTGGTGTTGAGCTGACTCCAGAACAACGTTCGAACTATCAGCTCTATATTTCAGAAACTGGTATCTATAACAAGCTCAAAGCGTGGGTAACACAGCCCAGCTTCAAACAAGCACATCAGGAATATGTCCAACGCCTTAAAGACGGACACAGAGTCAAGAAAGAAGACCAATACTTCTACCGCCAAATCACCAAAATGCTGCGAGATGCCAAAAAGATCGCAGTTTTGCGGTTGCGTAATGAATATCCAGATCTCAATGCGGAGATCATGATGGATAAGTACGCAGCACAGCAAGACCGTCTACCTAACGGATACGAATCACTTATTAACTTCGGAAACGAGTAATGACGGCCCCAATTATTGAGAATAACTATACAGGGGACGGTTCAACCGTCCTCTTTTCATTTACATTTGAATATATTGAAGCGACTGACATTGAAGTCTCTATTGATAATGTCACGATCGCCACAACTGAATACTCACTGGCCAACAGTACTACTATCGAGTTCAACACAGCACCTGCTAACGGCACTGCTGTTCGTATCTACCGTAACACCACTGTTAATCAACCAAAAGCAACCTTCTTCCCAGGCTCTGCTATTCGCGCACAGGATCTAAACGATAACTTTGAACAGATCCTGTTTGTTACTCAGGAAGCTGACGCGATTTCTGAGCGAGCCGAGACTGCAGCTGATGCTGCCCAGACCGCAACGACTACCGCTCAGGCTGCAGCTGCTAGTGCAAACACTGCCGGTGCCGCTGCACAAGCGTCCGCGACTGCTGCTCAAGCTTCTGCAACCGCTGCACAGACTTCTGCCACTGCTGCAGCAGCTGATGCCTCTCAAGCTTCCACAGATGCAGCCTCTGCAGTAGCAACTGCCAACACGGCAAGTACGAATGCGTCTAATGCTGTTACCACAGCTAACACTGCAAGCGCTCTTATCAGCACAGCGGTGCTAGCCGACGGTACAAGGGCCATGAGTGGCGACTTGAACGTCAATAGCAACAAAGTTGTCAACCTTGCCAATCCCACTGCTGGTGGTGATGCAGTTAATAAGTCGTTTGCTGATGCAAATTATCAGCCGTTAGACGCAGAACTGACAGAACTGGCAACGATGCAGAACACAACTGCATCAGCATTGGCAGATCTGACGCAAGCAGAGGTGCTTGTACTAGATGGAGCAACACTTAGCACTGCTGAGCTCAACACATTAGATGGCATTACTGCTACCACAAGTGAGCTCAACACATTAGACGGCATTACATCAACAGTTGGTGAGTTGAATGTGCTGGATGGCGTGACTGCCACCACTACGGAGCTCAATATCACTGATGGTTTGACTGCATCGACTGCAGAGTTGAATCAGTTGGATGGCAAAACAATCAGCAACGTGCTGACACCAGCCAATAACAACGACATTCCTACCAGTTCAGCAGTCAACACTTACGTGTCTGGCCTGCTTAACGCTCTGGGTGGCTTTGTTGCTATTGCAAACGAGTCTAGTTTCCCAACAACTAACCCAGACCCCAGCGACAACGCTGGAACTGTGGTGTCGATTGCTGATGCTGGCGGTCTCGTAGTTGATTCTAGTGGCAATAGCACTAGCGGAACTACAACTGGTAACTCAACTGTCACCATCA